CGTGTCGGCGTCGTACTCCAGCGCCTTGGCCCGCTGCTTGTCGCTGCGACCCTTGCCGCGCTGGTAGGCCTGCTCCAGGCAGTCCACGATGCTCGGCACGTTCGGGATATTCCACCACGCGAACTGGTGGCCGTCGTACCACGGCTGGCCCTCGGTCAGCCACCCCTCGCCCAGCAGTTCGGGCTGGGACGTGAAGTTGTTGACGATGGCCACCGTGCCGCAGGCGGCGGCCTCAATCGCGGTCAGTCCGAAGCCCTCACCGTAGGTCGGCGCCAGCAGGACGTCAGTCGCAGTGAAGATCGCAGCCATCGCCTCGTTCGGAATGTTCATGTGCTGCGCCCACTGGTTGACGATCTTCACCCGATCCATCGGGATGTCGACCGCCTTGAGCAGGGTGTCGATGTTGTGGCCGCCGTGGGTGCCGTGCCGCTCGGTGTGGATGTACAGCCGCACGTCGTCGTGCTGCTTCATGAAGATCGACATGGCCAGCAGGTTCTCGCCCCACGCCTTGCGGCCCGGCATCCCCTTGTTGGCGTTGACGATGCTGACCGTGAACCAGTCGGCGCCGTCGTCGTCCCAGCCCATCAGCTCGGCGCCGGTCTTGACCTCGCCGCCGGGCATCGTCCACGCCTCGGTCGGCTTGTAGACGTTGGTGTCGATGGCCATCGGGCAGTACAGCGCCTCCACGTCGGCCCGCTCGATCTGCTCGAGGGCGAACCTCGAGGCCGCGATGGGCGTCACGTTCGGCTTGGACAGGAACGCCAGCACCGCAGGGGGCACCGGCAGGTGGTCGACCATCGTCCAGATCGCCACATCGAGGCGGTCCCACTGCGGGCCCTTCAACGGCCAGGCGTCGAACAGGACGAACGTCATCGGCTTGTGGTCCGGGTACTGCCGCGTCCAGTCCTTCGTGATGGGCTCGATGGTGTCGTTGGACCACTGCTCGATGCCTTGGGGGTAGTGCATCACGCCGTCGTACTCGGTCTGCATCGCCTGCAGCCCGTAATTCGCCGCGATGGCGATGGCATGGCCGTCGGCGTTCAGTCGTGGCGTGATCTGCTTGGCCTGGGTTCCGTACCCAGTGGGCGCCCATATCGCGTTGGTCAGGAATGCGGCAGCAATCTTCTTGGTCATGCGCAGGTTCCAATCGCAGGGTGGTGCGCAGGGCTCGCAGGATGAGACCGGCGGCGCTGTCCTGCGCCCAGCGCCGCCGGTCGACTGTGGGATGCGCAGGGGCGCCGACCGAATGACCGGCGCCCCTGCTACATCGGTGGCCCTAGGTCAGGCCGTGCCGCCAGCGAAGTACTTCACGCCGTCGGACTGCGCCAGGTCGGAGTCGACCCGGATGGTGGCGCGCCACGCAACGGAGTCCGAGGTGAAGTACGCCTCGTCCGACCGTGCGATCTCGATGCCGCCCGCGACGCGAACCATGAACTGGCTCAGGTCGCCGAACAGGATCGACTTGGCGTCGACGGCGGTTGCCGCGACGTACGGGTTCTCCAGCACGCTGAAGCCCAGGATGCGATCCGGCTGGCCGACGGACGACGCCGGGGACCAGAGGTAGGCACCCTGCGTGTCCTGCAGCTTGCGGATCTTGCCGAGGGTTGCCCGGCTCATCATCCACGCAGCCGACGGACGCGAGGCGTAGGCCGTGTCGACGGCGCTCATCAGGTCGATGAGGTTGTCGAACGTCGGCACACCGGACACGCCAGTGCCGCCGGTGATGCCCGAGCCTGCAGCGGCGCTGATGCCCTTGGGCTGGACCGTGCCGGTGCCCAGGGTCAGCGCGCTGTTGACGGCGGTGCCGAGGGCAACGCCGAGCGAGCGACCGAGGAAGCCGACCAGGTCGACACCCTCCTCGGACAGCAGTTCGCGCGACACCACGATGAGGGTGCCGTACTTGTGCGCCCGAAGGGTGAGCTCCGAGAACGTGCCCTCGGATGCCGCGAACGTGGCACCCTCAGCGACGGCGGTGGCCGCAGCGCGGGTGGTCTCGGTGGGAACGCGGATGTCGTTGCCGCCAGCGGTGTCGATGCGCGTGACGTAGCCGCCGTCGAGCATCGGACCCGTGTAGAGCAACTGCTCCATGATGCGCCCGTAGAAGTCCTGGGGCACGAGCGACGAGTCGTCCGAGGTGTTCAGGGCGCGCTTCTCGAACGTGTACGAGCGGCGCTCGCCCGAGGCCAGCGAGCGCAGGATGTCGGCGTCCGACTCCCGAGTCTCGACATGGGCCGGGGCGTTGCGGACCTCGGCGGCGTCGGCGAGGGCCTGCGCGATGTTGGCCTCACGGGCCTCGATCTTGCGCAGCTCGTCGATCATCGCCTGCTTGGCGTCGAAGTCGGCGTCGGCGCGGGAGATCGACTCGCGCTCCTCGGCGGACAGGGAACGGTTCTCCTGGAGGGCGCGGTCGACGAGTTCGCGGGCTGCCGCGTTCGCACGGTTGCGCTCCTCCAGCAGCTTGTTGATGTAGTCCACGGGGGACTCCAATCTGCTTGATGGAAGGGGTGTGGTGCGCAGGGGTGACCGCCGCGGCTCCGCGTGCGGAAGCACCCGACGCGGCTCCGCGACGGGTGAGAACTAGGGGGGTGCTACAGGTCGGCGACCTTGGCGAGCAGTGCGGCCTTCAGCGCCAGCACGTCGGACAGGTCGACCGGCTCGGGCTCGGGCTCCGGGCGCTGCGGGCGGGCGCGGTCCACGACCTCCAGCAGGACGCCGGCCTGCTCGTCGGTCAACTCGGTGCCGTTCTCCAGTGCGGAGATGGCGTCAGCCAGCGCCTCGACGTCGGTGCCAGTGCGGTGCGCGATCAGACGCAGGTTCCGCACGCTCGCCGTCGTCGCCGGGTAGGCGGCCACGCCGCTGACGACCGAGACCTCGTGCAGCCGCACCTCGTGCAGCGTGCGCTCGTCCCCGGTGTCGGACCACGAATCCTTGACGGTGGAGAAGCCGAACGACATCGTGTTGACGACGCCCGACTCCATCAACACCCGAAGGTCACGGGCATACGAGACGTCCGGCAGGGACGCCTCGACCCACAGGCCGTCGGCCCGGTCCTCCAGGCGCAGTGTCTTGGCGCGGGTCGACGCCAACGGGTGCAGGTCGGAGTGGTTCAGGTACATCCGCACGTCGTTGCGCGCCTTCAGCGTGCGCGTGAACGCCCCCGGCGCGATGCGCTCGACGAACGGCAGGGGGAGGCTGGGGCTGTTGTACCGGGCCGCGTAGCCCGAGAACGTGCCCACGGTGCCGTCCGACGGCTCCGCTGCGCGGAACTCCAGCGGCTCGGTGTCCAGCGACCTGATCTCGAAGTCCTTCATGCCTGACCCTCCTGCATATCGCCGTCGGAGTCCGTCGACCCCATGTCCTCGGCCTCCTCGACCTGCATGACGTTCTGCAACTGCACGCTCGGCAGGCCGGTGTGGTCGATGGGCGGCAGGTCCATCGCGGCGAGCGTCGCCTCCGGGTCGAACCCGGCATTGATGAGCTGCGTTGCCATGCTCACCCGCATCTGCGTCTCGGTGATGTTGGCCGCGTCCAGGTTCACGTTCGCCAACTGCACCCGGTACACGTCGCCACCGTCGACCGGGCGCATGTCCTCCAGACGGTGAATGTCGTTGATCGACAGGAACCCCGCCTGGATGCCCTGCGAGTAGGCCGCGTACCGCGACTGCAGGTCACCGCGCTGCAGGCCCTCCATGTTGATCCGCAGGAACACGCCGGGCGGCAGCAGACGGGTAAGGGCTTCTTCGATCTTGTGGACGTAGGGCCGCAGCGTCGTCGTGACGAAACCGATGTAGTCCTGCTCCACCGAGGCGTAGGAACGCGCCCCCGCGGTGACGACGCCGAGCATCGACGGCTGGATCTTGAAGATGCGGCACACCTCGAGCACGCTGAACTCGCGGCTGGCCACCAGTTGGGAATCCTCGGGCGAATCCGAGATGCGCTCGTACTTGGCGCCGCCGGTCAGCACGTTCGGGCGGTGCGCGTTGCGCAGCCCGCGGCTGTTCTTCTCGAACTGGTCCTTGAGGCGTCCCGCCTGCTCCTCGGTCATGTCGCCGGGGTAGGAGATGATGCCGGACGACAGGGTGCCCGAGCCGAAGTACCGGGCCGCGAAGTCGTCAAGGGCCTTGGTGATGCCCAAAGTTTCCCGGACCTCGTCCACGCGGCTCGTGCCCTTGACCGCGCCGGGCTTGCGCATGTCCGGGATGTAGACCACGTCGTCGCTCGACAGCACTGTGGTGCCGTCCACGACGAACTCGACGAAGCCGCGGGCGTTGCGCCGGGGCTCCACCCGCGTCGGGTCGATAGGCGCAATCGCCAGCACCTCGCCGTTGCCGTCCCGCAGGATGCGGCCCACGAAGCCATGCCACACCAGCATCGACACCAGGAGCTGCGTCATCCAGTCCGACCGGGCCACCGACGGGTCCGGGTCCGGCTGGTCGATCCACGCCGGGCGTGGCCGATACGGGTAGCGCTCGCCGTTGCGGCGAATGAACGTGTCCATCGGCAGCGTGGCAATGGAGTCGGAGATCAGCCGGACCGCGGAATACACCGCGGAGATCGTCATCGCCTGCTGCTGCGACATCGGCACGCCAGCGCGGGTCGTCGGCGACAGGAACTCGCCCGACGCCCACAGGGCCTGGAACGTGCGCGCCCGCTCCTCGTGCTGCGGCCTCAGGAGTCGCCTAATCATTCATCACTCTCCAAGGCGAGGCCGAACACGACAAGCCCCACCCCGGCCACGATGATGCCGGCGGGCACGAAGATCAGCGCCGCGCCGACGGCGACCGCGGCGAAGCCGACGGCCTGGAGGATCGTGGCAAGCATGGAGGCTCCTGCTTAGTAGAAGTTGACGGCGGGCGGGTCAGGCTCGGCCCGGTACGCCGTCGCCCTGTCGAACGCGAGCACGGCGCAGACCGCCGCGTCGATCTTGCGGGGGCTGCCCTTGTGCTCCTTGGTGATACACGGACCCAAGCGATCCGTGCGCACCACGCAGTTGTCGAGGTGGCGCCCCAGCGTCGGGTTGTGATCGTGGGCGATGCCGCCCGCCATCACCGCGTCGTAGAACTTCGCGGTCGCGGGAACCATCCGCGCCGGGCTGGCGCTGTTGTATTCGACAATCGGCAGGCCGACCTCGGCGAGCATCTGCATCGACCGCTGCCAGCGGTACGGGTCGCAGGCCACTTCGAGGACGCGGCGCCTGCCGCACTCGGCCAGGATCGTCGCCTCGACCTCCGCAATGTCCACCCGCCAGTCGTCGGTATCGGTGGGCTGCTTCTCCCACGCCTTCACCAGCCAGATGCGCGGCGTGTCCTCCACCGTGCAGCCCACCAGCGCCGTGGAGTCACCCGAGAACGATCCGTCGAAGCCGATGACGCACGGCACGTCGTCATCCGGCACGGTGGCGTCGGCCAGTTGATCCCACGCGCCCGACGGCAGCCATGCCGTCTGCGCGTTGACCCACATGCCCAGGCGCTTGGTCTTGAACTCGTTCTCGGGCGTCGACTTCACCGACGCGGCGAAATCCTCCGGGTCCTGCAGGTCCCCGAACCCCGGATTGGCGGCCTTCCAGACCGCCGGGTCGGTGTGGTCCGCGTCGTCCGCGGCCTTCCACCAGGCGAGGAAGAAGGACGGGTCATCGACCTCCCCCGACGCCACCCGCTGCCCGTGCTGGTACAGCCGGTAGGCGATGGAGTCCTGCCCGGTGCGGTCCGACTTGACGCCCGGCGTCGTGATGCCGATCAGCATCGGGTCGACGCGGGCCGACATCGCCAGCGCCATGAC